GTGTTGAATATGGCTGCAAATGCCAAGGCAAAGGGAGACCCGATGGTCACCAGCGAGAACCTGTTCAACATCTCTGCAGCATTGTTGAAGGCGATGGGGTATCAGAACTATGAGGAATATATCACTCCGCCCCAGAATCAACAACCGCCCCCACCGAACCCTGAACAACAGAAGGCTCAGATTGAGGCTCAGAAGATTCAGGCCGAGATACAGAACCTTATGGCAGACGCGCAACGTGATCAGGCGAAGGTTGCCCTTGACGCCCAGAAGTTTGAGCATGATAGGGCGATTGAACTTGCCGAACTGGAACTGAAACAGGCAGAACTTCAGATTGAACTAGAAACCGGAATGAACGTAAAGGCAGGATAAATGTCGAATGAACAGCGTGAAACGCACGCAAAGCGTTTACTGGAGGATCAACTATTCGTAGAGTCCTTCGAAGTATTGAAGAAACAGTTAGTGTCAGAGTGGATGCACACAGAGACACACGAAATCGAAAAGCGAGAATCACTACACCTATCCATTAAGTTGGTAGATAGACTCTACGCGCACATTGAGAGCGTGTTAGAAACCGGGCAGATCGCCCAATCATTACACAAGCACCCATATATCTGACAGGAGAATTAAGTATGGACAATCGAGTTAGCGAAGTGGACATCCCGGAACTTCCGGAATCCGCATCCGTAACCGAGACAGGCGAAGGCAGTATTGCCGAAGCGACAAACGCACTGCTGAATATGCTGGACGCAGAAGATGCACAACCCAGCGAGGAAGCAGAGCAACCCTTAGAAGAAGCAGATGAGTCTACTCCGGAGACGGAAGACGAAGATGTGGAAGAAGGTGAGGTTGACGAATCAGAATCCGATGAGGAGGAAGAGGAGTACGAACCTGAGGAGAACCGAGACGAAGAAGGCAAAGACGCTTCCGATGTCTACACCGTTACAGTTAATGGTGAAGAGATGGAGGTTAGCGTTGATGAACTCGTAGCGGGTTACTCACGCCAGAGTGATTACACACGTAAGACACAAGAACTGGCAGCGGAACGAAAACAACTGGAAGAAGCCTTCGAGCGTATGCAAGGAGACATCGAACAGAACAACACGATCCGTGAGCAGTACATTCAAGCAACTGGACAATTCATTGCTGCATCTCATGCAGACCTTGAGAAGTTCACCAAGATTGATTGGCGTGCCTTGAAAGAGGATGATCCAATTGAGTATGTTACCAAGCGCGACGAGTATCGAGATGCGCAAGCCAGAATCCAACACGCTCAAAGACTGCAGCAACAGGCAGCAGAAGAGGCGGAACAGGAAAGGGCTGCGCTACTACAACAGCACGTAGCAAAGGAGCATGAGTTAATGGCGGAAGCCATGCCTGAATGGGCAGATGCGGAGAAACGCACGGCACTTGCTGGGCAAATCCGTAGTTATGCTGAAAGCATGGGTTATCAACAGGAAGAGATTGAGGGTCTTGCAGACCACCGTTCACTTCAGGTTCTAATCAAGGCTATGAAGTATGATGCCCTCGAAGGCGGTGACATCAAGAAAAAGAAGATACGCAATAAACCCAAGTTGATTAAGTCAGGTACATCCAGAACTAAGGATGCTGCTGATAAGAAGAAGCGTACTGCACAAGTCAACCGTCTGAAGAAGTCTGGCAGTTATAAAGACGCTGCCAAACTTATGGAGGACCTTATCTAACAAAACTAAGGAGAACTGTTATGGCAGTACCTACAAATACCCGGCTGTCTTACAACACAGCCACGGGTGGTCCGGATCGGGCCCCCGGTATTCGGGAAGACCTCTCGAATATCATCTACAATATTGCTCCGGAGGAAACCCCCTTCATGAGCGGTGTTGGTCGCTCTACCTGCGACAATACCTACTTTGAGTGGCAGATTGACACTCTTGACGGTGGTAACGACAACCGACAGATCGAAGGCGATAACGCCAATGTTCTGCAGGCTGTAGAGCCCGCCCGAGTGGGTAACTACACGCAAATCAGTACTAAAGCGGTCCAATCGAGTGGGACGGCTGAAGCGGTGGACTTTGCGGGCCGTAAGTCAACTCAGGCTTACCAGATGGCCAAGCGTGCGAAGGAGTTGAAGTTAGACATGGAAGCCATGCTGCTTGAACTCGCTCAGGCTCCTGCTGCTGGTACGTCCACTACTGCCCGTGCTACCGGCTCTGTCGGTGCGTGGATCACCTCCAACGTGACCGTCGGTACGGTTGTTGACGAGGACGACATCCGCGACAACATGGAGCAGTGCTGGAAAGCCGGCGCCAAACCTACCGTCCTGATGTGCGATGGTGTGGTGAAGCAGGCTATCTCTGCCCTTTCGCAGAGCGTGTCTGAGTTGCGTACCGCAGCCAACAACAAGTCACCCGCCTTCGTGGTCGCAGCGGTGGACATCTATGTTTCCGACTTCGGAAATCTTCAGATTGTTCCGAACCGTCTGATGCCTGCGGAGACTGCGTACTTGCTTGACTATGAGTATTGGGACATCGCGTACCTGCGACCGTTCATGACTCATGATCTGGCTCGTACCGGTGACTCCATCAGCCAGTTGCTCGTCGTTGAGTATGGCCTCCGTTCCAAGAACGAGGAAGCCAACGGCAAAATCACTGGTTGGGCGCCTGCGCCGTAAATCAAACTGGGATGCCCCTCCTTCGGGAGGGGTTGACCTTTTGGAGAACTTATGAAACTCAAGAAGAAGCACTTTGGACCTCAGAAAGTAAAGAAACCTGAGGGCAAGAAGATCGACCCTATACAAGCACTAAAGAAAGCCTACTCTGAGCCAAAGCGTGTTGCCGAGGTTGGAGGCAAAGGATTTGTATGAAAACAATATTCGACCAAACGGAGCACACCAAGACGGTATATGAGGAATCTGCTGACCAAGTTACGCTTACTACTCACCAAGATGCACAACCAATATTGGATCGCAATGCGTTTGAGCGCAACAATCAAATCAACAACTCAGCCAACAGTGCGTTGGGAAGGAAAGTGGCAAGCATACCATTAGTCGTTTGGCAGAATTGGATGAAGGAAACTAACGGAGAAATCCAGAAAGACCCAAAGGTTCTAGCAAGATACCTGAACGATCCTGACAACTCATTCTTACGCACACACAATAGCGTGGTATAAATTATGGCCTTATCAACCTACGACGAACTAAAGACTTCCATCGCCAACTGGGCTGATAGGGCTGATCTTGCTCAGTTCATTCCAGATTTCATATTCCTTTGCGAAGCCCGGTACAACCGGGAACTACGACTACGTTCGATGGAACAGAAGGAATATGCGAACACAATCGGCGGTCAGTCTAACTATGCCCTTCCTACGAACTACCTACAGATGCGTGAATTCAGGCTCAACACAAACCCAACGAAATCCCTGCAGTACGTAAGCCCAGAAATTTACGAGTCATGGAATGTTGGGTCAGGTGAACCCAAGTGGTACACCATCATAGCGAATGAGATTCGTCTTGGTCCGGTACCCGCAGGCGTCTATGAGATGGAGATGCTGTTCTGGCGGAAGTTCCCATCGTTGTCTTCAACGACGCCAACGAACTGGATGCTGACAAACTCACCGGACATTTACTTATATGGTTCCCTGATGGAGATGGAGCCATTTATTCAGAACGATGAACGCACTGCGCTATGGGCAGCAGGGTACGACAGGGCAGTACAGACCCTGCAGTTGCAGGACGACAAAGACAGGCACAGTGGTTCAGCGTTGACGGTGCAGAACTAATGAAACCAACATGGTCAGGATGGCCGGAGGTCATTGCAGCGCAGAACGCTGACGTTGAGTCAACATCCCCATGCCTGTATCTTGGTCAGTGGAATCATGACTACAGGAGTTGGATTCCTGATGTATACGACACAAACATTTTTTGGGATGACTGCACCAACGTAGAAACCGCAGATGCATCATTATCAATGACCAATACAATTACTTCCAAGGTGGAAGATTTTTGGAACCCGATAGGAGAGGAGAACACCGTATGGAGTCCAGTACAATTTCCGAAATAGATATGGGTACGCATTACAGGGTTGAGTGCTACCGAAAAGACCAGTTAGCATGGGTAGAGGAGTTTGACAACTTGGTTGTTAACACTGGACTCAAGTATGTAATGGATAGAACATTCTCCGACAAAGAGGAAGAAGATTGGTACATTGGTCTTTGTACTGACGCAAGTGTGGTTTACACCGACACAGCATCAAACCATCAGTTTGTAGAGTTTTTGGGAACAACCAACATTTACAGGTCAGAGGCAAAGTTTGTAGACGGAGGCGAGGTTGGGAAAGGTTACGTTTATATCGCCCAAGATGTGCAGCAGATGATCACAGAACCCACGACATTGAAGGGAGTATTCATGACAAGTGGCAAGACAAAGGGTTCTGATGATGGGATTCTCTACGGGGTAGCAGAATTCTCCGCGCCCAAAAGTGTGGTGGCAGGGGATGCCCTCAGAATTACAGTAACAGTTTCAGCAAAAGGATAAGGATATGGCGAAACCAACAATACCAGTCGATCAGCCGAAAGACGAGGATATCATTGGCGAGGGTGCAGAACGAATCAGGGAAACAAGACAAGCCCTGTACGACCTATTCCCCATTGGTCCCGATGATCTTGACTATGAGGACACCGCAAATTGGTGGCCGGCAGGCAGTCTTACAGGCGGTCAGGCGCCGGGGATTGACAATGAGAATCCCCCCACCGATGACCAGTTCCAAGACAGGGCATTCCTGATTGGACAGACCACTCTCAGATACGACTATTCTATTCCTTCTGATCATAACGCTATTACCCCCGGACCAATAGATGCCTCTGCTGTAACCGTTGATGTACCTGTCGGCTCTACATGGACTGTGGTGGGCGAGGAAGACCTTGGGGTCCAGTACCTCAGAGACTTGGCTGACGTTAATGTGGACGGCTCCAACAACGCGGATGCCCTGCTCTACGACAGTGGCTCCAACTCATGGTATGCACATCCCGCTCCGGCAGGGCCAAGAGGTGAGCCGGGACCAGAAGGACCTGAAGGTCCTGAAGGCCCGCAGGGACCACAGGGTGATGCTTCTACCGTACCGGGTCCAGAGGGACCTCAAGGTCCAGAGGGGCCACAGGGTCCAGAAGGTCCGGCTTCAACCGTACCCGGCCCTGAAGGCCCAGAGGGTCCGCAAGGCCCGGAGGGTCCAGAGGGTCCAGAGGGTCCAGAAGGTTC